CATACGGTACCTGGGTGGCGGACAACCAATGGCGTGGTACGAAAAGAGTCGTAAGCTTAACCCGAACTGTAAACAATTCGGTTCCGCTTCCTTCTCTGCCGAGTTTTAAAGATCCTCGGTCCCTTGGACATATGGCCAACGGCCTAGCCCTTATGGCGACAGCTTTTGGTCGAAAACGTTAGTTCTTAACCATCTACATCCGGTAAATCCCGGAAGGAGCATTTGACATGCCCGCAATCGCAGCGCTTTCCATCAATGATGGACAAGCTTCACCGGTCGCCCATACGTTTAGCCCCGTCTCTACAGACGGGTCGAAGGCTATGTGGGCGGATCGCAGTCCTAGTATTCCCAGCGGTTTCCGCACCGTCACTCATGAGGTGCTTCCGCCGTCGGGTCAACGGACCGTTCACCGTCTAGCCGCGGGGTACATGATACCCACGGTGGCAACGGTGAACTCGGTGGACACAGTCGTCCGGTACTCGAGCGCTCAGGTCATCCTGAACATTCACCCGGATAGCACTCTCCAAGAACGGAAGGATCTCCTCGCCTACGTGGCCAATTCTCTCGGCCTCGCGGGTTGGAAGACGTCCGTTGAAAACCTCGAGCCGTACTACTAGGCCCCGGAAGGAGTCTAGAAAATGCGGATCCAATTACAATTGGAGCTCGACCATCGCCCGTCTTTTAAGGCGGGTGCGGAACTGGTTTGTCTTCCTAGCCCTCTGTGCTGCCATCCTGAAGTTTATCTTCAGTGTAACAGTGTTGACGGCTTCCGAAGCATTCCAGTGGTTATCCGTGCTTATCGACCTGGGGTTCTGAAAAGATTCCCCGTGAAGGCGGGCACCGCAGAAATGCGGACTCGCGCGGCTCAGGCCATTCAGGCTTCGCCGTTTAAGCATGCTTGGTAAATACCCTCTTAAAGGAGGATCATGTATGCGTTTTAAGAAACGCGTGAGTGCTAGGGCCCCTAAAAAGGCCCGGAAAATCGGCTTCTCGAATGAGAAGTTCCTTGGGCTCATGGCCGACCTCACTGGCATCCAGCCAGTAGGTAATTTAGGTCGTGAAACCCCTCTAGACTTAACATCTCTAGAGCGTGCCCGAGGGTCTCTTCTGATGAGAGAACTATTCTCCAAGTATGACGACCGGAAACGGTCGCCAGAAAAGGAGGCCAAGACGTGGGAGCGATTCCACGGCGCCGAGCTGTCCTGTCACACCGCAAACCAGCGCATTGCAAAATGGAGCTTAAA